TTCTTTTATAGTTCTCGTTTGTTTTTTACTAGATGCTTTTTTAGTATTAGCAACTACAGTTTTGCCCTTTCTACCAGCCGACTTTTTCTTTCGCGCTGTTTTAGCCCTTTCTGCTTTTGAAAGACTTTGAGCTTTCTTTCGAGGCAAACACCTATCGGGGTTCTTTTTATCTTTAGAGGTGCCGCACTTCCCTTTAATAGACCCGTCGGATCCGATCCGAACCCAATCCTGTTTGACCCAGTCTTTTAACGCGCCCATTTAACGGCCTTTTCTCTTGCCGCCTTTGGATTTCTTGGCGTAGTTAGGGTCTTTGCAGTACTTTGAGGCTGCGAGATTGGCGTAGGCAGACGGATAAGTGTCAAACGTCCTTTTTGCCCACGCTTTTCCTTCGGGGCATATCTTACTGCCCTTGCTTTTAGAACTCGCTGCCCCACCCTTTTTATAGTAGGTAAGCTTACCTATTTTTGGCATTTTTCCGTCCTCCGTCACTTTTATTATACAGATTATCAAAAGTTACGGAAGGATCCATGTAGCTTTCGTCAGACTCAGCATTGTGCATCCACTGGCTCGGTTTAAAATCAGGAGCACCTTCGCCGGTTTCCCACAATGCTGGGCTGGTAGCCCTAACCCGGTTATTGGGTAACGCCACTATGTTCCCGGTCCAGTCTCCCGCATCCGTCAACTCGATTACATGACTTTGTTTGTGCTGTGCCGGATCGTCCGCTATGGAGGATTCTGTATAGTCAACGGTGAACATGTATCTACCCGTGTAAAACTCTCCGTCAATTTTACAAACCCATGGGCTTGAACTCGTCCGGTCGTACTTAATTACGGAATGATAATGCGAGCTACAGTCCCACGGCTGCGCGTGATGCGTTACCATCCTTTCCGGCCATTTCTCAAGCGGCGTGTCCGCCACGAGCGCAGTGATAGGCATTCTTGCCCACATAGCGCCACCGTGAATGTTTGGTTCTTCTGAATCATCAGTCTCGCAGCCGGTAAATATCAACTGAAAACTGAGGCACCTGTCAGGAACCGTGGTTACAGCAATCGCCATGGCATGGAGAAACTCTCCATGGTGCTTTTCGTGGTTGTGAGTAAACTCTTTACGCACCCAGCAATGAAAATGCGGGATGTTGCTCTGAAGGTAGGGCATTCAGGTTATTTTTTACGCCGAACCGCTCCACCACGGGCGTAGCCCTTTTTCTTCATCATGCCACCGCCGCGCTTTTTGACTGCGCCGCCGCGAGCATAACCTTTCTTTTTCATCATGCCACCGCCGCGCTTTTTGACTGCGCCGCCGCGTTTCGCGCCCTTCTTTTTCATGTTAGCCATAACAAGTCTCCTCTAGCACTTCCAACGCCGTCTGGCCTGACGTATACGAGAATTAGGGTTATTTCTAGTTTTAGCTGAACTACGTTTTAGCTGCCCCAGAGATCTGGCGCAATAGCTCTTTCGGCGCTTGGCTGCGGCGCTGCCTTTTTTAACCTTGCCGGTAACCGCTGTTTTTAATTTGGAACCGGGATTGGCTTTCCTATATGCCGCTACACCTTTCTTTGTCATACCGGCACCCTTACTGGTTTTCCGGTAGTTAGCGCCCTTACCTTTCGTAGTGCGACGTATAGGATTTTCTTTTTTACGGGCCATTATTTACTTACCTGCTTGATCTTCTCCACGGTCCTAAGCCCGCCCAATCCCAACATTCCCATCAAAACAGGCATCATCTGCTCCATGTCCAGGGTCGGGAGTTCCACTAAATACCCGGTCTGCGCCATTACAAAAGAGGCCAGAGGGAAGATCAGGAAGTTAAAGCACATGGCTAGACCACATGACCAGCCAATGAATGGACGCCAGCCCGCGACAAACACAGAACGATGGCTCGCCTCCGCCTTGTTGATGTCAAGTTGGGCAAGGTCAATCTTGGCGAGATGAGCGGTCAGTTGCGCTTCGATCTCGCGCTCCGCCTTAGCTTTCGCTTCCTTGTCCTCGGGCAGAAACCTGCCAACGATATCGGTTACGGCGGGAAGGATACTTGGCAGTAACGCTTGGATCATTTCTTAGCACTCATATATGCAGTCATGCCCATGTAAGCTCCTACCACTCCAGCCTGACCTATGTAAAATAATCCGAACAAATCAGACAAAGCCTTAATTCTGGCGTCTGGAAATATGGGTAAAAACACAGCGGCAGTAAAAAATAACATAGAAATCATCGCTACCCAAGCCATTCTGCGCTGGGCATCTGCTTTCTCGTGCTTGTCCAACGCCTCTGCTGCCGCTAATTCCGCATCCGACACAATGCCATCTCCGTCAATGTCAAGCGCGTTCTTAACGCTGTCTTTCTGTAACTTTTTCTGAACCATTTCACTTCCTTAACAAAGGATTATCCAACGCCCGCTGGAGCTTCTTGTCCTGACTTTTCTCGAATGCGTCTAATTTAGAGTCAATGCCGTTTATTTTCGAGTCGAAACGACTTGAGGCTGATGAAATAATGCTTCTAATCACTGATTCCGCTTGACGCATCGCCTCTCGTGTCTCAGAATCAAGGGTTCGCGACCGTTTATCCACGGCGGAGATGCCCTCGTACAGTTTTGTTGCGTCATCGCGCACATCTTGGCGCGTATCACGCACAATTTCCTGTATCTCCTGATTTCTGGTCCTTAAAGATCCCATGTCTTGGGTTAAAAGGTCCATTTGCTCCTCTAAAACAGACAATTTCTTATCAAAACCACTTAAATCGGGCGCAGAATACGCCAGTATCTTCTTTTTCATGTCCATATAGTCTTTATAGACCTCAAAAGCGCCGTATAAACCACCGATTAGCGTCGATAGGGCCAAAAAGACGGCTACCATCTTGCCGCCCTTGAATTTTACGCCCGCAAATTCAACCTCTGCCATTTATTTTCTCCACTCAAGTCCGAGAAAAGCTTCATGGGCCGCATTGGAAGCGCCAAATACCTGATAATCTTGGAGCGGGTTGGACAAACTGCGGTTATCCGTCAGGGCTTCTTTTGGAAAAAACCCCTGCGTGTCCTGCAAAACGGGGCCGGTAGCGATTCTAGCCCCAATCATGTTCATTACCACCAGGGTAGTGGTTTGAGACGCCGTATTGTACCGTTGGCTAGGTGCAATTTTCTTTACAACCTTTTGAGCAGCCGCCTTTACCTTCTCTTGTCGCGTTTTTGGTTTGGGTGCAGGAGCCTCTGCTTGCGGAGCACTGTCAGTTTCCGGTTGTTCCTGTTCCGAAGCTTCCGCCACGGGTTGCTCTTCAGGTTGCTCTTGGCGTTGGGGCTCTTCAGAAGCGCGTTCCTGCGGTTCCGGTCTAGGGGCCGCTTCCATTTCAGCCTCAATTTCCGCTTCTGCCTGCGCTTCTTCGCGACGTTGCTCGGGTTGCGGTGCGGCTACCGGCTGGATCGTCGGCGGCGGAGGCGCTTCGGGTGCCGGAGGAGGACCTATGCTTGCCTGCATAGGCGGCGGAGGCGCTTCGGGTGCCGGAGGAGGAGCCATGGGTTCAAGAGGCGGAGGCGCTGGAGGGGCCGCAACGGCCACTTGAACCTCATGGCGAGCAATCTGATCTAGGATCTGTTGCTCAACTACATCCTGATACGTAAACGTAAGCGAAGGTTCTGAGAATTTTGGACCGAAAAATCCAGAGTGAAACCCGGCATCCACGCCGAATAACTCAAACTCCCCCGTCAGTATGCTAAAGCTGTTTTCCGAAACCGTGTCTTCAAAGCTAAACGTCCTAAGACCACTAAAATCCAGTTCAACCTCGCGCTCAAACTTCTCTACAACGGTGCTTTCATTGTCGAAAAGCGAAACGGTAAGGCGAAATATGTCCCGGCAGTCGCTGCCCTGCGTGATGCTGGTACACGTAGCAAGGACCGAATTCGACGGATGACTGTCCACGGTTACTGAACTGTCCAATGTAAAACCGCGTCGTACTTCGGCCTCGGTCAATGGAACATCAAAACTGCTGGTGTAGGTCCCACCGCCAGCCGTGGCATTGCCCGTGCAGAACTGACCAGAACTACAACCTCTCGCGGAACCGGCGGACGTTGTGCTCCCGCTCGTACTGAACTGAGACATGCCGGGAACGACGTTATCCGTGGTCACTGTTTCAGCGGACGCCGTCGAGCAAAATAAAAGGAGAACCAAAAGCCAGCGCATCACTCGTACTCTTGCGGATCTTCAATAACGTGTTCGGGGTTTTTCGTGGCCTCCGCAACACGGATCAAGGAACCTTCCGGTGCCCTGTCTGGATCTTTTAGCCACTCTTCTCTAGCTTCATCGCCAATCTTGCCCTCAAAAGGACACGGCGTACCTGCCATCCATAGAGCATTCCACACGCGGACTTCTTGGCACAGCAAACTAATACCAGCAACCTTGAGGCCCATGCCGTACACGGCTCGCGCCAACTTAATCCTCTCACAGTTTAAGTCGCGCGTCGTCGTCCCACCGGATACACCGAACAGCCCAGTCTGGACAGCACCGCTCGTGCCTGTCTGGCAGACATCCGAATTATTGACAACTATAGAGGGGCTAGACGCTGTCGGGGGCGTCTTGTCCACTACTGTGGAACTGCTGACTGTAGCGGACGTAACGGTGTCCACAGCTTCAGCGGTTGTTGCGGCAGAAAGAACTGCCGCGAATGCGACTAGCCCAATCCGCCGCAACATGACTAGATAACGCCTTTTTCCTTCAGTATGAAACCGGCAGCGCCGCCTACAATACCGACGATAATGACGATGGGCTGGTTTATCAGAACACCGACGCCTACAACGGCTCCACCAATCGCGGCGTAGCTTGAAGGCTCTTTCATTCGACTAACAATCCAGTTCATAGAACATACTCCTTTCAAGAAATCGTAAACCGGTCGCCCCGAAGAGCGGCACCCATGCCTCTTTTCTTTCCGGTAACGGAAGAACCTTTAGAAACATTGGGGGTTTTTTCCTCCTGAGCATCGCTGTAAGGAACAAAACCCTGGTCCTTAATTTCCATGCCCGTAGAGCTTTTGTCTTTATCAGCCATACGTCACTCCTAACCTTGCTGCTGTTTCAAAAGTTCACGCTCTCTAGCAGCGTTTATACGAGCCTGAACTATTTCTTCCTGAGACTGAATGCGGGCAGCACCCAGTTCGGCGGTGTTCTGTGCTTTCTGTTGGTCCAGAGCCAAGCGGGCTTGGTCAATCTGTGCATCCGCCGCGTCCCGCTGCGCCCGGATCTCAAGATCCTGTTGCTTCAGTGCAATCAAGGGGTCGCCCTCACCGCCGCCGCTGATCTGGGCGCTCAAGGCTTTTACTTCCTGCATTCCCTGAGCTACAAGCTGCGCCACCATGCTTTCTATTTCAAGGGCCTGAGCTTCGCTTGGCGGCTGGCCCCCTAGCTGTTGCTGCATCTGCCCGACAACCTGCTCTTTTGCTTTAATAGAAACGTGCTCCATCACATGTTTTTGGAGCGCCATGGCAACCGCAGGCATTTGTGCCACCATGGGCGACGAGCCAAAAACGAGGTGAGCCATGATGTGCGCGTCATGGTTCTGACCTTGGAACACAATCAGGGGTTTATTCTCCAGTGCTTCAGAGTTTTCAACCGCCGGGTCTTTTGGCGCAGGTTCACCCTGTTCCTGTGGCTTTAGTATAGAATCTACGTCTTTGACACCCACCGCCTTATACATGCGGC